TCTAAGACATTCTGATACACTGGTGTAGGAAAAAGAATGTGTAGATCTGACATTATGAATCTAAACTCTCCGTATATTGTTTGTCTAAGATGCCAGCGGTGTGTACTTGTTTTAATCCTATGTTTCCTTGATACCAACCAGTAGCAATATACTTATCACTCATAGGAGGATTACCTCTATGTAAATGAGTGTACCCACCAGGCCATATTAATACAGTTCCTTTCTTTGGTTTTACTTTTAACTTTTGATATAAAAATTCTGTCTCTCCACCCTCTTCTACGTCATTCAAATATACCATCCATGCCATAGTTCTGCTACTCAAATTCCAATTCACATTTTCTGCATGGAACAAATGATATCCTTGAGTTGGTTCTGTCTTTTGAAGTAGACACAGGGAACTTACATAACTAAAATTGCCTAGGTAAGTATATTCATTGAGGTAATGGAACAAACAATTGTTTACAAACTCCATCAACTGTTTACACTCACTAGGAGAGAATCCATCTAAACATATCTGCTTATCTTTTACATGACCAAAGTTTCTTTTGAAATCCACAAACTCTGTCTTATCCATATAATCTACTAGGAAATCACAGAAGCGTGGGTCGAGTGCATTGTCAAAGATTCCAATAAAGTCTTGGAACTCCATCTTAATTTTTGTGTCCATTAAATTACCAAAGGTTTAGCGGGCAATGTGCTGCAGAGAATTTCACTTTATTAACTAGAAAACAACCACACTCTCTACAAACATGGCGACTCTCATCAAATCTATTACACTCTCTACATATATCTATTCGTGCTTTCTTAACCTCATCTGGAACCAATAGGTTTCCATCAAACACAAAACCTTTTACAATATCATATGCTGTCTTAGAAAAGTTTTTTGCCTTCTCTAAATTTGATGGTTCATCAATCATCTTTGAATTCGTATTTCCAATTATATATTGTTACATATTCAAATGGATTGATAGACTCCTTGTCCTCGGTCACTCTAGTTCTAGTAACCTTCTCCTCTAATACAAAATCAGGTGGAGGACATCTAAAAGGCCTACCATCTAAAGGAGGCGAACAAGCGATAAGTATTTCAATCATCTTTAACGTAACATGGAACTCCAGCAGGGTCTAACCATTTGGTGTATTCAAAATCATCTATAGCAGTTTTGAATTGCATGAAGTTGTCACAAAGATACATGTCCTTGTAACCATTATAATTATTCCACTTTTGAATACGATAGTCAGGTTGACCATTCTCAAGTAGATCAGGCATCTTCACATACCTGTATGGATCATTCTGTACAAGTACTTCAATCATAATAAAATTGTATATACTTTATTATACTCAGTTTGTGTTGATAAGTCAAGCACCATCATCATGGTTCCACATATGTTCTATGTCTCTTGCTTGTCCAGAATCAATCACTGGTTTAAGAACATTTTTATCTGGAACCAATGCTATCTGACCATCAGGAGTATCTAGTAAGAAGGTCTCACCAGCCTGAGCTCGATCAACTATCTCACTAAAATTTTCCTCCAAATATTTCAGACTTATTATTTTCATTACATGGTTGGTGATTTAGGTAGATGGTCTTCTGATCCTGGCATATGTTGTAGAGATTCTGATGCAGCATTTACCTCTTTAATATGATCGGTCTGATCTCTGTTCTTTAATAAATCAAGCATCTGTTGTGCATGAGTTAGTTCAAATGGATCATCAGGTAGGTTGTCTCTAGTTCCAACACCGTCTGGTGTCTCTTCTTCTAGGTAAACCATCTGTACATTATCCTCTATAAGGAGAACCCAACGCCATCCTCTGACACCCATTCCTTTATTATACATTTTGATAGAACACTGGGTTGCAGCCATTCCACCTTGCTTGGCAAGTCTCAGAATGTATGCTCCGTTTCCATCTGGAAGAGGCTTACACTTTTTAATTTTCATTTCCTTGAACCATTTGTCCATGACAAATGCGTCATTCATAGAAACAATATAGATATCATCAACAATAGTTTCCTTGATAAAGGTATCATATAATTTTTCATACTCCTTTACCATCTCTGTACATGGAGGTGTAAAGGCACCACATACAGATACTAGAAGAATATCTTTACCCTCAAATAAAGAGTGTACTGATTTCTTAACTAACTTCTTTGATCGACTATTCCAAAAAAATAGTTCTGCATCAGGCAATAAATTCATTTTCTTTAGATAACTTTCATGTATATTATGTATGCCAGTATATTATAAGACATTTTCGGTTATCCGTCAACCTTTAACAATAGTTCAAATTCTTTTAATATATCTGCTTCTGGGTCTTGATCTTTAATGTTACAATACTCTAACCATCTGAGTGTAGTCTTCTCTGGTTCTTTTAATCCCCTACCATAAAGAATAGTATAGGGTCTATCATCTAAAGTATTGAATAGGTTTACTATATGTTCAGAACGTTCTCCAATCACATCTTGAACTTCTTCTCTTGGCACATCAATCTTATACCTTTGAAATTCATTACCATATATCGAATGGAAAAGGCCTGCTTTAACCTCATCCATAGATCTACCATAGTTGTATAGTAAACCAGAGACTCTTATAGAGTGAGACAATAGATCATCATGGAGATGGGGAATCCTATCAGCACCAAGTTTGATCATGTAGTTTATGTAATCATCCACTGAGGTTCATTGTAAGGGATAGTCGAGGTTCTTTATTTTCTGCAACAGAGTGCATGGTTCCAGCTGGTATGATTAAAACATCAGATGGATTTGCCTCTTGAGATTTTCCATTGATGATCCATGTACAAGTGCCATAAATTTGTTTCACTATAACATGATAATCATGGTTGTGTGGATCAAAACTGGCTCTATGTTTTGTAGTACCAGCACTCAGATACATGTTAGCATTGGTTTCTGATCCTTTATATTCATATAATTTATCGTCAAGAGATCTTAGTTCTGCCGTGAGATCCATTATGTTACTCAGAAGACTAGTGAATCCTAGATCATATAATCTTTTCCACTTCTCATAGTAAACAAAACCCCTAGAGTCAAAGAATCCATTGGACTTCTTTTGACATTGATTTATGACTTCCAGTGCTGGTTCTGGCCATCTATATTTTATTTGTAGTAAATCTAATATACCATCTTCATCTAAAGTAATTTCGTGTTCTCTTATAATCTGAGCTGCACCCTCAAGATAAGGCATGAAGTCAGGAACTGGCGGTTGTTGCCACGTTGGATAACTATTCAAAATAATCCTTCCTGTAATATCTTCCTAAAATGTTGCTATTATAATATGCTGGTTCTCCATTGTCAAGAGACTCCGTTAAGACATCATGGCTAAACAGTTGTCTGGTCTCTTCATAGTTGGTTTTCCCCAAAGTAGTATGGAGTGACAAGATCTCTCTGGAAAAATTATCCTTTCCATAGGTGGATAAGTCGGCTTTGAGTTCGGGCGACGATCCATAATACTTCTTCCAATCTGATTCGCTAGTGACTCTTCTCTTGCCTCCCTTAGGCTTGCGTTTCTGTACAAAGTACTTTCTACCGATGTACTTCTTACCTGTTGTCTTATTTGTAATGAGGTAGACGTAACCGAAGAAATCGCCAATGTCGTCAGAAGTAAAAGGTTTACCCTCATATAGCCAGGGGTTTTCGTAAACTCCTCCTTCAACCATTCCATAATTCTCATATCTTCACACTATGTATTCATTCACCTACTGTGTGAATTACAGGGACAACGTTTCGTAGTATATTATATAAATCTCTACACTCTGCTGTGGATACTGGATAGAACTCAGCACTAGCATCGAATCCATCATACCTTGTTGCTTGATTGATTACAATAGAACCACCCTCACCTGATACTGACCTATGAAATGTATTCCGTGGTATAACTAAAGCACCACTATGTCTATTGAGGTGTACTATATGATATTGATTCTTCCATTCTCTATTAACCAACTCAAAGGTTCTCTCTCCCTGTACTACTCTATTACAATCGTCTTGAAAACTATGGATATAGAACTGTTTACCTCCCACGCAATCAGGTGGAGGTGAGATGGCAGGGCCTGTGTGTACTACTAAGTCTGCTGCGTTTGATTCTTCTACTGATATATCATAAAAGATAACATCATCTGTCTCACGAAATACACGGTGTCTATTAAAGTTAATGTCACTCATGTTAATTTATTCCAAGTGTCTTTCCAATCTAAGACTTCTATTACCATACCTAGTTTGTTATCTGTAATGGCATCTGCTAGTGGTCTATCATTACCATGTGGATCTAATCTGTCACCAAAAAATACTACATCACCATCAGGAAAATCTCTGATGATCTGACTCTTATCACATCCTTTACTTGATATATCTACACCTGTTACACCACCAACAAAAGCATGTAACTCTGGAAACTTTTCATTGAATCTCTCTGCTATTCCTTTCCTCTCTTCTTTTATAGAATCCCAATCACTATAAACTAATCTCTCTGTTTGATTGGCACCTCGACCAACAACACTAAAGTTGACACATCCTGGCCTCTCCTCTATATGAGTTCCTGTTCTTACAGGGAAATGACTCTCATGTAATTCTTCTAGAAGATGTTCTTTTGCATCTAGTGGCAGTGTCCAAGGATTAGTATATACTGACAAGTCACCCTCATACACATCATTCCCAGCACAATTATACACCCTCTTACAATTACAGTAAAGAAGATGCGTAATTTGTTCTATAGTTTTATCTCTATCACTTCCTGTGACAAGGTAGACTTCGTTTGCCAAGGCAAAACTGTTGAAGAATATTAGAAAATCAGGGTCGATCTTTTGTCTACTGGGAGTTAGTGTCCCATCAACATCAAAAATATATTTCATTTTATAATTATAGAGTTAGTTCGTCTAGTTGTCAAGCATCGAAGAAAAATACTTGATTGTATCTGAATTTATCAAAGTATGTATCGTTTGAAATATCCATACCGTGAGGGAATTTTAATCCATCAAAGAAAACTAATTTATTAAATTTGGGTTCTAGTGTTTTTAGAACTTGATACTTGCCTTTCTGTATCCAAGGATCTTTATGTTCATGAGATAGTTCATCCACATGATCTGGTGCATACAGATTTGTTCCACACTCATCATTAAAATAAACTATTGCATTGTAACCATCATCTCTATGTGGCCACCAATTACAATTTTTATAATCATTGAAATCATGTTTATAAAATTTAGTGGCATTAGTAACGATCTCAGGTTTCTGATATGTTTGATTACATAACTTCTTCAAAAATTCATAAACCTTTTTGAGATTATGTGAGCCCCAATCCTCTATCGTTCTTCTATCTTCAAAATGAATACCATTAGATGTTGGTTCTTGATTAATTTTCCACAAGGGTATCTCCCTATTAAAGAGAAAATCAAATACTTGATCTGGATTCCTGTAGAAATCTTCCACAACAAATATGGTTGTGTCTAAAAGATATTCTTTTTTTACTTCAATTTTAGGATTAATCTCAAACACTTATCTAGAGTCTACTCTCCGCCGCCGTTTCCTCCACCATTTCCACCGTTGCCGTTACCACCATGACCGTTCCCATTGCCACCATGACCGTTCCCATTGCCATTAGAACCGCCTTTCTTACCATTAGATTCATCGTTTTCATTCTCAGGTTTTAGATACCCACCATAACCTACTTTGTATCCTTTGGGAATAGGTTTACACTTTTTGTCATCATTACAGTAATATTCTCCATCGCCACATTTTTTCTTTTCCTCATCCATAGGTAAGAAATTTACATACTTGTTATGTTCTTTCTCTCTCATGATCTTGGCTGCAATCGCACCAGCATCTCTCTTCTGACCCTTCTCTAATACACGAGTCTTTCTTTTGAGAGTCTTGATCATCTTAGACACTTTTTTATGGTTACTCTCACTAATAATCTCACCATGCTCAGGTTCATAAGAACAGTTCCATGCTCTGAGAGACTTATTGATTCTAGAATCGGGATCTCTTGCAGTCTTAGCAGAGGTAAGTTTTGATTTCATACCTTTCATTCTTGCACAGAAAGATTTTCTTCTCTTGTTACCTTTCTTTTTGCTAGGTGCTTTAAGATCTGAGCCAGGATTTGCTCTTTCGTAAGACTTTCTTCCCTTCTCATTTAAACCACCAGACTGATTCTTACCTTCTTTTCTTTGCCATGCTTCTTCATTCATTTTCTTCTTGACTTTTAGATTCTCTAATCTATCAAGAGCAGCTGCCAACTTTGCCTTCTTTACTTGGTTAGTTGATTTTGAAGAATAAGATTCAGCAGTTGTAGTAGTATGATCTTCGTCACCCTCATATCTTTTTAAATTTTTCTTGAGTTGCTGTCTTTTTTTGTAGTCTGTTATCTTATCAAATTTTATTCTACCAGCCTTGTTACCAACGTAAATATCCTCTTGTTCCTTGGTCATCTTACCAAACTCTTCACCTACTAATTTCTTAGTGGTGTCTATCTCCATCTGTTTTCCTTTGTCTTGATTCTTAGGATCAGTGGAGGAGCGTAATTTTTTTGCAATCCTAGTTCTCTTAGCAATTTCAGACTCACCAGCTGAAGAATCGTACATAGATCTTTCAGCCTCTCTTCTAATTTCAGAGTCTTTTTTTCTTGCAAGTTTCTCTTTAGTTGTTTTTGGTTCAGTTAAGGCAGTTTTTCTACCCTCTACGTCTTCGTTCACCTTCTTCTTAGGTTTATCAGTACTAACATATGTAGGCTTGGCAGCACCTGACTTTGATTGTTGGCCTGGATCTGCTTTCTTTTTTCTTCTTGATGCTGAAAGTCTTTCTGCCTTAGTCATACTCGCTCTCTTAGATGATGATACACACTTAGGAGTACCCTCACCTGGCTCATCACTAGCACATGTGCCACCTGTGACAACATTTACCCAACCACCTTTACCATCTTTAGACTTAGATCCTTTGAACCACTTGTGTAGATTACCCTCAGTTTGTATTTTCTTTCTCTTTTTTCTTTTAGAAAATCCCGCTGGGTTATTGATATTTCTTTTCGCAGCATCTTGACGAGCTATACTATTAGCTTTTCTTCTTTGTCTTGGATCCGTCAAATCATATCCTCTTTCTTTTGCAATCTTGTTCATAAAGTAGTTACCATCATCCTCATTGAGATTACCCTCTGAGTGAAACTCCTTCTCTGGATTTTTAAGTTTTGGTTTTTCAACAGGTGTCTTACTTTTAATACCTATATCTTTGTTAATTAATTGATGTTGTTTTGTAGCTTCACCTTTTTTTGCTTTGATAACTGTGTTACCACTCATTGCTGTTTGAGTTTCTCTTACTCTTGCCAACATACTTTCCTGACTCTCTTCTTTCATGTTAAGACCTTCGGGTGTCTT